CTGCAACCTCGCTCTTTTCTCTCTCTCCCTGTTACGATTGTGCCAAAAATTAGTAACGATCCATTTTGAGCAGGTTAAACTAAGAAACAGGAGATAAAATGAGCATAAAATTACACAATGCAGACTGCCTAGAGGCCATGAGATTAATGGAGGATAATGCTTTTGAATTGGCAATTGTTGATCCTCCTTATGGGATAGGCATGGATGGTGGAAAGAGAGGGAGTTTGGCATTTGGGAAGGTGAAAGAAGCAAAGGTTATTCACAAAAAGAAAGAATGGGATAATGAAATTCCATCGAAAGAGTATTTTGATCAGTTGAAGCGAGTGTCAAAGAATCAGATAATTTGGGGTGGTAATTACTTCCTTGACTATTTGTCTAATACTAGGTGTATTGTGGTTTGGGATAAGAATAACGGTGGTAATAATTTATCAGATTGCGAATTGGCTTGGACTAGTTTTGATTCTTCTGTTAGAAAATTCACCCGTCATCATTTTGAAAATGGCGGAGAAGTTAGATATCATCCAACACAGAAACCAGTCGCATTGTACACATGGCTATTAGAAAAATACGCAAAACCCAACGACCGAATACTAGACACGCATCTAGGATCGGGATCAATAGCGATAGCAGCACACAACCTAGGCTATGACTTGACAGGCTATGAGCTAGACAAGGACTACTATCAAGCTGCTCAAAAGAGATTGAAGAATCACCAGAAGCAATTGAGGATGTTCTAATGATCAAATTACATAATGCTGATTGCCTAGAGGCTATGCGATTGATGGATGATAATAGCTTTGAATTGGCTATTGTTGATCCTCCGTATGGGATTGATTGGATGGAGCAAATTAAAAACCCAAACAAAGAAGCTAATTGGAAAAAATATCAACACAAGAAATGGGATAATGCAATACCAGATCCAGAGTATTTTCAAGAGTTAAAACGAGTATCAAAGAATCAAATAATATGGGGGGGGAATTACTTTTTAGATTATCTAGGGGCTACTCCATGTTTGGTAATTTGGGATAAATGCCAAGAGTTTAGCGGTGCGGTGTTTGAGGTTGCATGGACTAGTTTTGATTCTCCCTGTAAAGCCTTTAGAAAGTCGAGAATAGAATCTTATGGAAACCCAATTGGGGGCAAGATCCACCCAACACAAAAACCAGTTGCTCTCTATACTTGGCTCCTAGAAAAGTACGCAAAGAAAGGAGATCGAATACTAGACACGCATCTAGGCTCAGGCTCAATAGCGATAGCAGCCCACAACCTAGGCTATGATCTGACAGGGTATGAGTTAGACAAGGACTACTATGCAGCAGCTTGCAAGCGATTGAAGAATCACCAGAAACAATTGAGGATGTTCTAATGATCAAGTTGTATAATGCTGATTGTTTGGAGGCTATGAGGTTGATGGATGATAATAGCTTTGAGCTGGCTATTGTTGATCCGCCTTATGGAATAGGAATTAGCTCAAATCCAGTCAGGCAAAAACATAAAAAAAAGTCATGGGATAATGCAATTCCAGTTCCTGAGTATTTTACAGAATTACAGAGAGTATCAAAGAACCAAATAATTTGGGGAGGTAATTATTTTGATCTAAAACCATCTCAATGTTTTCTAATATGGGACAAAAAACAACCTGAAAATTTTAGTTTGGCCATGTGTGAAATGGCGTGGACTAGCTTTTCTTCTCCTGCCAAAATTTTCAAAAGGAGCGTACATGCCGATCAAAACAAGATCCACCCAACACAAAAGCCCGTTACTCTCTATACTTGGCTCCTAGAAAAGTACGCAAAGAAAGGAGACACCATACTAGACACGCATCTAGGCTCAGGCTCAATAGCGATAGCAGCACACAACCTAGGCTATGACTTGACAGGGTATGAGCTAGACAAGGATTACTATCAAGCGGCTACTCAGAGATTAGAGAATCACCAAAAACAATTGAGGTTATTCTAATGAGCAGGAGATTATCACCTCAAGCAAAAGAGGAGTGTAGAGTCCTCTACAGATCAGGAGACTACTCCTATCGGGATCTAGCAGAGAAATTTGATGTATCAAAGACTACAATTATGAGAACAATCAAAGCAGAGTCAATCAAATTTGCTCCTCCTCCTCCTAAAATCTCAGAGGATATAGAGCCTAGAGTAATGAGTTTTACATCAGATCCAATTCAATTTAGGATTCAGAAATTCCATGAGGTCTCCTGCTCTATTGATTTGGTAGAAACCAGAGGAAACAATGCAGTACAATTACACAAATTACAGATAGAATTACACGACCAAATTGCAGATAGAATCAGGGAGCAGAATGGGGGCTCTGATATAGATGATGAGGCAGAATTGCTCTTAATGATTCAACAAGCTGTAATTGGGATGCCTCCAAGAATGAAAGAGAAATTACTGGAGACCCTATCTGATGATTATTCCAACATTGTACAAATAATATGACGATTCAGAAACTCAAAATGATAGCCCAAGCCTCAATCAGATTAGCAAAAGAGGCAGAGAGAGATCCTCTTAGAGCGTGGTCTCCTACTCCAGTCCAATTAAGGGTTGCTCAAGATGAGAATTCTGTAGTCCTCCTCAGAGGAGGGAATCAAATCGGAAAAACTATGCTAGGGGCTTGGGAAGTGCATTGCAGATGCATCGGTTGGCATCCTTTCAAGAAAGTTAAAATTCCTCCAATTGAGGTTTGGATTATTGTGCATAGTTGGGAGCAGAGCAAGGTAATTCAAAAGAAATTTTTTGATATGGCTCCCAAATCAGAATTGGATCCTGAGACTGAGTACATCCCCGGCAAGGGATTCAAAGGCAAGTATCCGACAGTAAAATACAAAAACGGATCTATCGCATATTTCAAAACAACGGGGCAGGGGACTCTTGGAGTAGCATCGGGAACAGTAGATTATATTTGGATAGACGAGCCTCCTCCTCCTGATATATGGGGAGAGCTAAAAGCTAGAACTACTCGAACACGAGGCAAGATGCTTTTGACATTGACTCCAGTAGGGACTCCAGTAGATTACTTGCAAGACATGGTAAAGGAGGGATTAATCTCAGAGCATGTAGGCATTATGTCAGTAGAAAATTGTACTCCCTTGGATTGCAAGCCTATGATGTCTGCTTTGGAAATAGAGGATCTTGCAAGGTCTTATCTCCCAATAGACAGAGCAGCTAGAATGAATGGGGATTGGGAGGGAGGAGTCCCGGAGGGTCGCATATTTGACGCGTTCTCTGATGAGCATATCTCAGACTATCAACCATCTCCATCCTATTTTGACAAACAGGGCAAGGAACAACAAAGAGAATTTACATGGACAATAGGAATCGATCATGGGCATGACGTATCTGCTCAAGTAGCTCTGTTAATTTGCATTGACGTAACAGATCCTAAAGATGCTCATATCTATGTAGTTGATGAGTATATCTCAGGAGAGGCAGGAGCAAACAAACATGCAAGAGGCATCCTTGAGATGCTGCAGAGGAATGACTTGGAGATTGCAGATATTTCTTTATGGACTGGAGACAGACCTCACAAGGGACGCAAGTCAGGAGAGGGAAAAATGAGCAATCAATTCCTAATGTCAGGATTTGCAAATGAATTAGGTTATCCCAAACAAGGCCTCCCATTCAAAATAAAAACTGCTTATAAGCCTAGGTGGTCTGTTATATATGGTTGTCAGACATTGCATGAAAGAATGATCTCCTCCAAATTTCAAATTTTTCCCAATTGTGAAATGACTATCAAGTCATTAAAAAATTGGGCTACCAAATCAAATGGATTATTAGATACCCTATCAGAGCATAAACATTGTATTGATGCAATGAGATATGCTATAATTCAAATCATCGATTCCAAATTTAGAGTTAAATCCCCATCAAAAATTATCCGAAAATGGTAATTAGAGAGACAAAAATGAGCAACCTATACCCGACCAAACCAATTTGGCAGAATCCAAACGAGGCAATTAGATGCGAACATTCTGCTCTGAGATACCGGATGCTGAAAGGAATTTGGGAGCAGGATCTCCTTGATGCCTTAGATCGGCATGTCTCCTCAACACGTCAAGAGGCATGGGGAGATCCTGACATGTCCTCCAATATATTCAAGGAAACGACTAAAAC